CTTTTCAAACTCTTGTCCTAACTGTCCAAATTCGCTTGTGATAGATTGAGCAGAGGAAAGCATACCATTAAATGCTTCTTGCCATTCTGCGGTGTTAGGTTTGGCTTTGAATAGATTTTTGATACTTGTACCAAGTTTGCCAAAGACTGTATCTCCACGATCAGCTGTATCTCTTGCTTGCTCCAACTGCTGTTTAAGGTTTTGGATATAATCCACATTGTCCTTATCTCCCATGTCAAGCATACTTGCCAGCTGGTCAATCTCCTTTTCAGCATCGGCTATGGTCTCTCGTATCTCCTTGACAGTCTTTTTGCGCATATTCTCAAAGAGTTTAGCGATAGCGGTACCCTCTTTCTTGTAGAGTATGTCCAGCTTTTTAAGCTCACGAGCTTTTTCATCTTGCGCTTTTTTCACTTGTGGAGCGTCTGCACCTAACTTGGCTTGCAAGGCGGCAATGTCAGCGTTGTACTTTTCCTCAATGGCTTTGCGTTGGTCTGTATACGTTTGGTACTTCTCCAATAGCTCCTTATATACCTGCTCTTGTTGGTAGAGCATATAATCATGATTGGAGGCTAACAGTTGTTGCTCCTCTGTTTGTAGCTTGGCTCTGTGGGCATTGATTTCTGGGGTGTCTTCATTAAAGGCTTGTCCTCTTTTCCATTTACCTTCTGCTTCTGCTTGTGCTTTCTGCTGCTCGATAAAAGCTGCCATTTGGTCTTCGGTACGACGGCGTATTTCCTCTTCTTGTCTATCATAATCAAGCTGAATGATAGCAAGGCGTTTCTTTGCTCCGTCCTCCATGATGTTGATACGATCCTGCTCTTTCTGAAAAAGAAAATCCTGCTCTCTTCGAGCTTCTTCACGAGCTGCTTTTTCGTAGTCAAAAGTAGGGAGTTCGGATTTGGTTTTTTGGTTTTTTGTCCCTTTGTTTTTAGAAACTGAAAAATCATCAAGAACTTTTTGCGCTTGTTTAAGGTTCTCCTTAGCTTCTGCCACAGCTTTCTGATAGTCGCTTTCCGTTTTATATCCTGCTTTGTTGTTGGTTATATTGGCAAGTTCCTGCTCGGCTTTCTTTACAGCTGCGGAATACTTTTTAGAAAGGTCAGTATAACTATATGTCTGCTCATGGAGTTTATCCAATTGTGCCTGTAATGTCTTTGATTGTGCTTGTAGTTCCTCTTCATTGAAAGCAAACCAATCACCACCAAAATTCACCCCATGAGAAGCCCATTTGTTACCTGCTTTCTTCTGCTTTTGCAAGTCCGCAATGAGTTTCTGCCTATGCTCTAATTCTTTCTTTATCTCGTCCTCTGATAGGTTCTTAAGATTCGATGTCCAAGAAGCAATAACATCCCCCTTAACATCATTCTTTGCAATTTTCTGCCTTTCTTTGATGTACTTTTCTACATCAGATAGATTACTCCCATTGAACCAGTTTTTGCCAAATACACGAGTCATTTCCTCGTCAAGAATGGAGTTTTTTAGCTTACTTATATCATAAGTGCTTTTACCTGTCTTTGCTTTATTTAATGCTTTTTCAAAGTCTTGATACTTCAGAAATTCATTGGTACGATGGTATTTCTTCTCTTCTGAATCGTGTTTAGCTATCTCCTGCTTTAGTTTGAGTATATCTGCTAATTTAAGAGTCTCAATATCGTACTTAGCAAAGATATTAGGGTATTCATTTTGCAATGCAATAAGGGCTTTTTGTCGCTCTGTATCTGCTAATGCTTGATTAGTGGCACTCTCTATCAGGTCGTCAATCTTTTGTTTATGCTGTTGCTCCCAGTCTATAGCTTTCTGTTTTTGGTTGTTATAGTCCTGCTGTGCTTTCTCTGCTGCTGTGGTGTTATCTTTCAATGCCCACATAGCAACACCCAAGCCAACCACTGCAGTAGCTACTAATACATAAGGATTAGCTTTCATTACGGTGTTTAAGGCAGCAGTAGCTATAGTTTGAGCTTTAGTAGCAGCAGTCTGAATACCTTTTGCAATAGCATCTTCCTTAGTAGCTATAGACCAACCTTTGGTAAGGGCAATATTCACAAGTACAGCTGTACGATACGTACCATAAGTGGCAATAAGTCCTGCTATTATCTTACCCAAGGTTTGGTAATTCTCAACCAAGAAAGCCACGCTTGAGATAGCTCCTGAAGCAATCCCCTCAGTAGCCTTACCTATCTCGTTGAGCATATTGTCAAAGTTATCTTCCAAGTTGGACAGCTGACCACTTAGGGTCTTACTCTGTTCTGCCATTAGGTTGTAGAATAACCCGCCCTCGTCAGTCATACCTTTGATAACAGCTTGTACTTCAGCAAAGCCTATCTTTCCTGCTGAAACCATATCTTTAATCTCGGTTTCACTCTTACCCACGACCTTACTCAATTCAGCAATGATAGGAATACCTGCATTCATGAACTGGTATAAGTCGTTAGTCATTAGCTTTCCTTGTGCTTTGACTTGCCCGTACACGTGAATGAGTTGTCCCATAGGCACTCCCAATCCAGCAGCGACATCACCCATACGCCTAAGCGTTTCCGTTACCTCTTGAGCAGGAACTTGAAAAGCAAGTAAGCGCTTAGCCCCTTCAGATACTTCTTGTAGTCCGAAAGGGGTTTTAGCTGCCAAATCAGTCATTTGTGCCATTAAGGCATTGGCTTTCTCCTTGCTCTTTAGCATGGTGCCAAAGGCAATTTCAAGCTGTTGGAACTGGGAGCGGACGGCTATCACTTGTTTTATAAAGGCAGTGGCTCCCTGAAAGGTGAAATAAGCAGTTGCGCCCTTGATAAGGTTCTGCCATACTTGCGCCTGCTTCTCTCCCTCTTCTTGGGTTTTCTTGGTTAAGCTCTCAAATTGCTTTTTGATAGCTTCTATATCTTTCTTTATATCGCTTTGGTCTGCTCTTACTTCAAAGAGCAACTTGCCTTCATTTTCTTGCATAATATTAATGATTAGTGGTTAGTGATTAATGATTAGCTGCCATAGTCTAACAACTAATCGCTAACCACTACTGAAGTGCTTTTAATTTTGAAAGAAAGCCCGCAAAGTCAGTTCGTGTTTCATTTTTTGGTGCTTCCTTTTTGTCTTTCTTATCGTAATCATACGAGGGTATCACAGAGCTATATAGCATTACATTGGCATAGCTCATATTTAGGACATAGTCAAAGGTTAGCCTATATTGCTTGGCAAACGAGCCTACGAGTCCCCAGATACTATCGTTTCGTTCTCCACTTCCTTCGTTGGCTTGGTGATCATCATTCCTTTGAGGGAAGTGGAAATGACGAAAAAAGAGCGTATATCCATTTGTCCTAATGCCTTAAAAAAAGCTTCAGAGAGTTCAGACATAGGGGCTTTGGTGAGTTTTTGGGCTAATACTTCCCCTTGGGTAATATGCTTCTTTCGTTTCCAAAATTGCCAAAAAGGCGGGCGTGCTGTCTCTGTGAAGCGGTTACCTAAGAGGATAACAGCCACAGCCCATGCTATATTCTCATAATCTTCCGCCTTGTGAACAATAGAGCCAAATATATTCTCCTTGTCAATGCTATCGGCGGGTATCTTGCTGATGTACTTAGAAGCCCTTACCAGTGTAATAATAGAGGGCGGAGCGACTTTATACGCTTCGCCCCCAATGATTATTGTGGTTGGTTCTTCAAGTAGTGTTTGTGCTACTTTCTCTTCCATGGGTTATGCTACTTTTTCAATAGAAAAATATCCTTTACCACCATTGAGCATAGTGATTTCAATTTCTACATCGTAACCACTCTCCTCGTTATAGACAAGTGTTCCTGCCATAGTACAGTAGAATATATCTACTTTTTCAGCCCCTGACATCTTAGGGATAATAGATGCTGAAAATTTCTTAGTGGAAACAAAAGACTTGATGATGAGTTTGTCTCCCGATTCTTCAATATCCCAAATTTCGGAAAGTAACGCCTTGTTAGCGTTCTTAACGGTACATTTTACCTTATAGGTAGGTTCTCCTTTCATCTGGTCGATGGTTTTCCCTCCGATAGCTGTCCATTTGTACTCCTTACCATCTTCTTTTTCTATAGAAAAACTACCTTCTTTGACAATCCCTAATGTCTT